TGGAGGAACTCATGTAATTGAAAGAGTAATCGAGAAACCAGCGGCACAACCTGAAAAACCAAAAAAGGTTGAAGAAGAATCTTGGTAATAAAAAAATAAAATAAAGTTAAATTAAAAACAAAATGGTACAAAAGAAAACAAAAAAATCATTCTTAGTTAGAATGTTTATGGATCATAACGATATTAACGAAAAATCAATAGTTGGTTTTGGTTCATTTATAATGATGGTTATCTGTCTTGGTGTAGATATTTGGACAGGATTTCACGGACAAAAAATGCCTATCAATCAATTCATCTATGATGGTTTCTTATGGATCACTTTAGGTTCATTTGGTATTGCGTCAGTTGATAAGTATTTTGCCGGTAAAAACCAAACTAACGAAGAAGAAGAAGTAGAAGGATAATGAAACATCTACTTTACATATTACCATTCTTTTTGATTGGATGTAAAACAGTACAAGCCCAGCCCCCTCAAAACGGAGGGGGTATTGGTACTGTAAAGACAGAACAATATCAGGCTGAGTTTGAAAAGAAACAATCAATAGATGTGGTGGCAGATTACGATGGAAAGATTCAGGTTCCGATCCAATTGTTAAAGATTGGTATCAATGAGGAACTATATGAAATGTATCCTGAGTTAAAAGATAAAAGAGTAGGTCTTGGTGTAACAAACATCGTTATTGAATATTTGGAATATACCAACAGATTTATTTTCACAGAAGAAAAGGAAGACATCAAACAAAGAATGATCGCTCAAGACAAAGCATCAGACAAGGGAGTATCTTCAAACAAAATAGAAGTGAAAGGTAATGTTGTATTGGCTAAGTACTTTGTTTATATTGAGGTCTATGATTTCTCAGTGTCGGAGGACGAAGTTGTAAAAGTTAATGGACAACAAACCGTAAATCAAACTACAAGATTAGGACTTCAAATTAAATTTGTAGATGCTGAAACAAGTCAAGTGATCGTAGGTTCAGGACTTGGTGAAGCGGTAACAATTAAAACTTCATCAATCTTAGGGGACATTAGTGATGAGGTAAAATTCAATCAATCAACTATAGGTATTTCTACAAAGAAAGCCTTAGAGACAGCATCGTCAAGAGTTGTTTCTAGATTAATCACAAAAGGTGTATTTCCAAATTGAAAATTAAAATAATCATATCGTTATTGTTTATTTTATTTGGTTTTTTTAAATCAAATGCTCAAACCTATAACTATTCTTACACCGATCCTTGTACAGGAAACATTAAAAACATCATAATCCCCATCAATGGCTCAGTCACGGTGGGGTATTATGGTTTTGTTGAGAACTTTACTCAACAACAATTTACGGATGGAACATTTGAAACTTGGACTAACCAAGTTTTTTCACAATATGACGGATCACCTTGTGCTGAGATTGTAGGTCTTGGTGGTCAAATAAACATTACGCAGGATGTGACACTTAATACGGTTGGACTTTTGAATTCATTATCGGCATTGATGGATTTATCAAACGGAGCAACAGATTTTTTAAGTGGATCAATAACTGCGGCATCTAACTCTTCTAATACCAATAATTCAAAAGGTAACAAGAAGAATGGGAATAGTTCCCAAAATGGAAGTGGAAATAATAATAATGGCACAACAACAAATAATAGTAATACCACGACCAATAACAATCAAAACCAAAACAATGGAACAAGTAACACTAATGAAGGAAGTACAACCACTTCTGGAACAAATGAAACAAGTTCAAACAACGGAGGAAATGGAACCACTAATCCAAATGGTGGAACTCAAAATCCAACACCAGCAGGAGGAACTACAACTGAGGGTGGATCAAATGAGAATGGAAGTCAACAGGCTGTCACGCCTATAAATCAAAATCAAAATGGAAATGAAAATAATAATAACACTAATAGTAGTAGCAATGTTGGGGGCGCTGGTAACACTGGGGGTAATGGGAATGTGGAAGGATCTAACCAACAAGAAGTAACAACTAATGGTTCTACAACTAACCCTAACGGTAATGGTTCTAACGGTGGTACTGGTTCTAATGTGGGGAATAATGGTGGAAACCCGCCAAACGGTGAGGAAACCACAACCCAAACAGAAGAACAAGGAGGAGGACAAACCAATATCACACAAGGGGCAACAAAAACAATAAATCAGAATAAGGAAGGTGGAAAACCCACAGTCATTGCATCAAGTGACTTTGTGGGTTTCAACTTTCAAAACTCTGAAGTTAGAACAGGATTAAAATTAACAGGTGGATATCACAATATGAGATGGGATGGTGAAACCGCTCGTGGTGGTCTAATTGACTATGTGTCAGCACAACAAGGACCAAACCTAACAGGGTATCACGCTTGGATCAATAAAAGATCTGTTAACTTATTATCAGGAACTTTATCAGTTGGTTTTGAAGGTAGAGGATCAATCTACGGTACAATTGCAGGAGGACAGATGTTGAGTTTCCCAAAGATAAAAAGTTTGAAGGCTATTTATATGGGTACAGTTTCTTACGGACAAGTTTACAAGACAGAGTTTTTAGGAACTGCTGTAATTGCCGGAGGGATGTACGATTTGAGATTTGGAAAAAGAATTGATATGAAACTGATGGGGTTATTTGTTTACTCACCATACATTAGTTATTACAACGATTTGTTATTAAAGTCACCATATGTTGTAATACCTAGTTTGGGGACAAATATTAACATAACAAAAAGATTTAAGTTTAATATAAACGCTGGTGGTGCTTGGGCGATTAAAGAAAAGGCACTTAATTATACAGTAACATGTGGAGCAAGATTATTAGTTGGGCAATAGCTCTTTTTATTACATTTATTGGTTATACACAATCTCCGTTGTGTACGAGTTACCCCACACAATTTTGTTGTGAATATGTGTCAAGTGTTACAATTAACGGACAAACATATGTCGGTAGTAATGGATACGCCGCAACATCAGGGGGTAACCCACCAGGGTATTACAACTATACTAATGGACCTCTTATACCGACCATTACGGCAGGACAAAGTATTACATTAAACTATACCGCACAGACAAACGGTAATTACATGGAATACTTCAAGATGTGGATTGATTTTAATGGTAATGGAGTATTGACAGATGTTGGTGAATTGGTACATCAATACAACTTTTCTTGGTCGGGAACACACACTAAGTCCGCAACATTTACAGTACCAACCACAGTGTTCAACGGACCTGTATTTGTAAGATTTGTTATGGTATACGCTAACATACCTAATCTTTGTGGGACATATGCTTACGGAAATACATTCGACTTCAAAACAAATATTACAGGAGCGATTGATCCATATAATCATTCAGGTTTTGTTTATGGTTCAGAAGGAACAGGTATATCAAATGTACCTGTTAAGTTGTTTAAGAAATTAACAAGTGAAACTAACTATAGCCTTCACGGGACTTACAATACAAATGCGAACGGACAATACAATATCACAACCAATTTGAATGCGAACTTATACAACTTTCAAATTATTGTGGACAACCTTACAGTTGCAAATCCAACTATATTAGATGCACAATTCTTCAACCAAAAGATCTTAACGCAAGGATTTACATCAAAAGATTATTATAGACTGAATACCAATGGAAATAACATTTTAACGATATCTGATATATATGAAGTATATCAAAAAACATTTAACGTGCCTTGGGGAAGTGGTGTTCCGACCTATAGATTATTTAATCAAACACAATGGGACTTAATCAATTCATCTTATGGTGATTTAAGGTCAACATATCCAGGAACCCAAAGCATAACAATACAAAGTCCTACAAATAGTGGGACATCAAACATTTATTTAATAAGAACAGGCTATGCGAATTAAACTATTATTTTTATTTCTATTTCCATTATTCGTTTTCGCGCAGAAAACATTAAGAGATTCAATCTACATCAAAACCAATATGTTTGAGATTGTATACTCTGAAAAATTACAACAACCAAAGTTTATTCGTTACACGGTACAATGTCCTAATGGTGAAGCATCAAGAAAAGGTATGGACTTCTATACTTGTGATTCAATTCTAACATCGGACAATAAGGATTATGAAAACAATCCATACGATAAAGGTCACTTGGCTCCTGCCGCTGATTTTAATTGTGATAGAGATATGTTATATAAAACATTCACATATTTGAATTGTTCGTTACAACAAGAAAACCTTAACAGAACAACTTGGAGATTGTTAGAGGCGAGAGAAAGAGAATTAGCAAAAACAAATAAAACCGTAGTTGTTGAGATCAGATGTGTTTACTCTAAAACTTCGATTGTGTTACCAACAGGGGCAACAGTACCTGATGGGTACATCAAAACAATCAAATATGGTAAGACGACTGAAAAATACTATTTCAAAAATGAAAAACCAGCATCAACCGACTTTAAAAAATATATAATAAAATGAAACATTTAACCTTACTACTTGGTATGTTACTACTTGGTAAGTTACTACTTAGTAACACCGCAATGGCTCAACAATGTGTTTATGTTGATTCAGTCTACAATACAGCAAAATTAAAAGAGATGGGGAACAGAGACATTCGTTTTGGTATTAGACAAATTGTTGAAGAAGAACTATCGGAAAAGTTTTGTTTGTCAGATGACGGGAAAGATATTGATGTTGAAGTATTTTACTTTGGGTTACCAAAGACAACGATCAGGGTGGTTGGTTTTGAAAAGACAGAAGCGATGACACAGGTTGGGGTTAGGTTATACTACGACGGAAAATGTTATGAAGGTATTGGAGAATCTTCAACGGAAGTCAAAGCGATGATGATCGAAGTAAGAGAAGGTATGATGCCATTTGAGAAGATGACGGTATCATCGGCACTTAAGAAAGCCATACACGAAGCAATTATCAAAATATGAAAATATGGCAACTTTTGATATCGTTAATGTTTTGGTCATCCTCTATATCTCAAATTAATATTGCGGATGTTGGAGATGGTTGGAAAGGTAAAGTCCAACAGGCTTTAGATACCATACAGAAATACGACACGGTTAAATATAATAACATCATTACCAAATGTAATAATATCGGTTATTGGAATAATACATTTGCAACAACTGAACCACCACATACCATCCTTATCCCAACTTCAGAGATGAACTTTGGTAACATCTATAATATATGTGCAATACTTATCCACGAAAGTTATCATCTGTTGATCTACGGAAGAAATATGAACCCAAACCAAGAAGAGTATTGGGCTTATTCATATGAGTTGGACTTCTTAATGAAAGTTCCAAATGTTGACGGGTGGTTGATCCAAAACGCCCAAACAAAAAAAGAAACTTTTAGTCAGGAGTAATTGATTTAATCTAACAAATCATTTATTTTTATTTGTATAAATTTACAAATGAAAAAATACTCACTCAATAAAATCATCAAAATTGAAAAGGTCGGTATGGTAATTACAATTACTTACGAAGACGGTACAAAATTTCAATTGAACGACGATGTAATTTTTGAGAAAGATTTAATAAATGATAACGATCAACCATTAGTAGACCATTGTATATGAAAAAAGTTAAAGTAGACCCAAACAAAGTTATTAGAGTAGAACCAAGAATGGTAAAAGAAAGTTCTGGTATGTTACCAATGTCATTGATAACTATAGTAATTACGTTAATGTTGTTAGGATCATTACTAGTATCTTGTGAAGAACAAAAATCTAAACAAATAGAAGAACCCATAGGATTAAGACAGCAATCTGATGATCTTCACAAAAATGTGATAGAATTCACATATGGAGGTTGTACATACATTAAAGTAGGTTATGGTCAAAGCACTTGGGGTTCACATAAAGGTAATTGCGCAAACCCAATCCATAAAAATGGAAGATAAGAAACCAGACAATGTTGCTGATAATCCTGCGTTACTACCTTACGGATCAAATATTGGCGCGCCGGCAATTGTTGTAAATGATATTCAGTTTTGGAAAACCCCAAGAATTAATCATGTTAATCAACAATTTGAAGACAAGTTTGAGGAACTCAAAAAAAAATATGAAAAACTGATTGAGGAATACAGGTGGAACGACTTGGTCTATAAAGCAAAATTCAGCTTTGAACCTGTAATTGGAAAAATTTATCACCTATATTATGGGTTAGATGGAAATATTTTCTTATCTTTGATAGATCCAAAAGAATGGAATCGTGAACACATTGGATCTTTTAAATATAATCACGATAATAAATGGATTAAGATATGAAACTTACAATAATTTCTGACACACACAACAAACACAAACACATTACAGGTGACTTACCTGGTGGTGATTTGTTAATCCATGCGGGTGATATTAGTTCTATGGGTTACGAACACGAGATACGTGAGTTTGCATCTTGGTATGATAAAATCGATAACTACCACCACAAAGTATTCATTGCGGGTAATCACGATTGGGGTTTCCAAAACAATGTTGAAAAAGTAAAAGAGATTGTTGGTCTATACGATACCATTACATATCTCCAAGATGATTGGGTTAATGTTGGAGATAGTGACCCACATGATCCTAATGTAAAAACTGTTAAAATTTGGGGTAGTCCTTGGCAACCTGAGTTCTATAATTGGGCGTTTAACCTTCCTCGCAACGGAGAAGAGTTGAAAGCGGTGTGGGATATGATACCTGAAGATGTTGATATTCTAATCACACATGGTCCGGCTTGGGGATTCTTAGATGATGTTGAAGGTAACCGCAATGTTCACTTGGGTTGTGAATTACTTGCTGAACGAATCAAACAAATCAAACCTAAGATTCACATCTGTGGTCACATCCATACTGGTTATGGTCACTACTACGATGGGCATACACACTACTTCAATGCGGCTATGTTGAATGAGCGATACCTATATGCTCATTTACCTTGGCATATTGATTGGAACCCAATAACAAATGAAATACAATTTTTATAATGGAGAAAGCACATTTTATTGAGAACAGAGTTTTCAGAGATAAACGAGGAACATTCAGTCCATTGGATCTTGCCAAGTTAGATAAGAATTGGTTACAGAGTAATATTAGTATAAACCCCCGTAAATATACACTTCGGGGGTTACACTTCCAAAAGAATGAGTATGCTCAAGCCAAACTAATTAAAGTGATCTCAGGTAAGATATTGGACTTTGTTATTGATATGAGACCCGTGTCTGATGATTACAATAAAGTATTCTTCTTCGAAATGAATGAGGGTGATGAAGTCTATGTACCAAGATACTTTGCGCACGGATTCATAACAACCGAAGAAAACTCGGTAGTTCAATATTTGGTTGATAATGATTACAGTCCTGAGAACGAAGGAGTTAAAGTTTGGAGTGATTATCCCGAAATTGAAAGAAAGATTAAAGAGTTAAGTCCATTCTTCTCAAGAGAACTTCTACTCATACACGATAAAGATTTAGTGGAGAAATAAAAATTCACAGATATTTATTACTAAAAGTATTATGGGACAATTTGATTTAAGTGAAAAACTAAAAGAAGAATTAAAAAAAAGAAATCTTTTAGAACAAGAAGAAGATGGTAAAGAAGAAGAGACAGAAGAAACTTCAGAAGGGTCAAAACAAAATAATGATTTTGATGAAATGGTCTCAAGATTACTCCATTCACAAACACAAGTACACGTATTTCATTTAGGTGCAAAAGGAGCCGGATCTTACGCAGCTCACAAAGCCCTTCAAGGTTATTACGAAGGTATTGATGAGTTAGTTGACGGAGTGATAGAATCTTTTCAAGGTAAATATGGTTTAGTTACTAACTACGAAACATACGATATGGAAAAATTTGAGTCAGTTAAAAAATGTATTTCATATTTTAATGATTTAAATAAAATGATTACCGTAAAAAGAAAATCGGTTAAAGATTCGTATCTACAAAATCAAATTGATACCGTTCAGGAACTTTTGTTCTCAACGGTTTATAAGTTGAAGTTTTTAAGTTAATTTAAAGATTACATTTAACTTTATTAAAACAGTTCTTATTATTTAATAGTGATACAACCACAATTAAATAGGGAACTGTTTTTTTATTTAACAAGACACCATAAGGTAATCTTCCCACCTGAAAACATATACAACTCAAACTTTCCTTCATTAGTTATTGAGGAAGATAGGACATTTCAAATTGAGGGGAATAGAAAATATTTGAAAATGAAACTATTTGAATTTGTTGAAAATACAAATCCTGAGTTGGTTGAGGGTGATCAGAATATTGCCGACACTAACAGAACAATTAAATACTTTATAGAACAATCATCAAAAATCAAAAAAATATAACATGGCACACCCAATACTACATTCAAAAAGTTCGGCAAAAAAGTACGGAGGAAAATGGGAGGATTACATTCATCTCCATAACTGGTTAGATGAAACTAAAGGGTGGTATGGTCATTCTTTACACAGAGTGTTTAGACACCACAGTGAGGGTATATTTGAGATGGAACAAAAGTTTGGATCCGAGTTCAAGAATAGTGATGGTAAAACTGTTTATACAAGATATGTGGGTGAACAGCATGTTAGAGAAGATTGTGATGGATATATACCATCGGCATCAGAATGGATTAAAGTGTTAATGTCGGGTGAGAGACCCAGTTGGGCAATTAGATCTCAAAAATTAGAGTTTGAAGATTAAAGTATTTATTAATAAATAATAATATGGAACTAACACAACAACAAATAAAAGATTTGAAAAAAATGTCTTTGGTTTTGAATGCTTTGAATATGGAAGATGGTGTTTGTTATGGGTATCGTAACTACGACTCTTATTGGGATCCGATCTCAGGGTCAATGTATCGAAACAGAGATGTTAGTGGCGAAGTGTCCTTACCTGATTCCATATTAGATTTATTCGCGGAGATTAGAGATAGTTTTGATACTAGTAATTTTTATGATGAGTATTATGATAACGAAAATGGTGAATTAACATTTTGTGTAAATGCTAATAGAAAAGTTATTGATGTAACATATGATCATTATGAAACAAACACCGAAACTACTTCACTCACTAAAACCTTTAAAGAACTTACATCTGTATCGTTGCCTTGGGGTATGAGAAGTGGTGAACCAGTAAACAAATTATTTGAAAACCCTGAATTCATTAATAAAATGATTGAAAAATATGGTGAATTTATAGAAGTGAGATATGATGGAGGTGGTGATAGCGGTTGGATTGAGGGTGAAGTAGAATCCTCAAAAAATGAAACGAGTTTGGACGATAGAATTGAAGACATTGTGTATTTCCTATTAGAAATTTTTCATGCAGGTTGGGAAACGGACGAAGGATCAAACGGAAACTTTACTTTCAACTTCAAAGACCAAACAGTTACAATAGAACATAATATGAATTATCAAGAAGAACTTGAAGAAGATTACATGACAATTCAATTTTAATATATTTATTGTAAATGGAAAAACTATTAAAAGAAGATATTAACAGGATCAAAGAATTGATTGGTAATGTCATTACGGAATCCGTATTAAATGAACAAGTTGAAGAATATTATGCTTGTGATCAATTTAAAAACGACGAACAAAAATATAAACTTTGTAGGAGAATATCTTACTTACAGAAGTGGTTATACGATAATGATGGATTAGGTTTACAAGATATCATTGATAATGCTTTAGCCCCAATCAAATCACCATTTACGAAAGATCAAAAAGAAAAATTCAAAAAAGGTGCTGAACTGTTACATCAAATGGGGAAAATATCGAAAGGTGCGTTATATTATTTTATTAAAGATAAAGTTGAAGTTGGAAAAATTGTTTTAATTAACAATAAATGGATTCCTGTGAATAAATTAAATACAAATACAGCAGATTTAGCCGAACTACTAACCGACTTACTTTACAAATCACCAGACGCTAAACCAATTATTGATAAAATAATGAGCAATACTAAAGAAGGTTTACTTACTATTAAATCAGTATTAGCAAGACTCTTAAACAGATACTTCAAAGACCCATCAACACTTTTTGATTATGTTAAAAACACCACATTTAGATCCAATCTTGGTGAAATGGCCGAAAATAAAGTTAAAAAAGAATTAGAAGATAAAGGGTTTAAGTTGTTATATCAAGGTGGTGATGGTGATTTAATTGACATGAATTATGGGACTGATTTAATAATGGAACATCCTGAGTATGGTAAAAAAACAATTCAAGTAAAATTGAATGAAAATGCTTGGGATAGAAGTAGGAATTATAAATATATTGACTGGGTTATAATTGCAGAACCATTCACAGTTTATGATAATAAAACTAAGGAAGAAATTGAATTATGATGACACCAGGTCAAATATGGGTTAAAAGAAGATTGGAAGATATAATTGAAATGGTTGAGGAAGCCGCTGGTGATATCAGTACTGATGACTACCCAAATTTTGATTCTTGGATGATGGATGTTTTTGATAGTGCCTTGAATAGATTGAATGACGAAAGTTATGAAAACGAAACCGAATACTTGAATAAGTATAGTTCTGTGTTATCAGCAATGGAAGATATGTTTGGAGAACAATTAAAAGATTTTTATGAATCTGAACAACAAGAAATGATTAGTGAAAGCTTTGATCGTATTTTAGATTTATACAAAAAAGTTAAAGAAGGAAATGAGTTAAGACCGTCAGAACAAACAATGATGAGAGCATTCAAGAAGTTTGTGGATAAAGGGGGTAATGCTGAAGATTTTACATACAGTGATGAAGAAGATTATGACGTTGATCAAAGAGAGGGTGAGAAATTTACTTACGATGTAATGGATATGCCTATGACCTACACATTTTCTGAGGAATACCAAGATGGTGATGAAATAAATTATTTCGGTGAAATAACTTTTGAGAATGATGAATTTTTAGGTGTAATATCAACAGACAAAAGAGGTTTTATTACAGGATATGATTTCTACAGTGTGTTAGATGAGAGTGTAAGATTACAAGATAAACTCCAAGATATGCAAATAGAAGATGAAGTGATGAACTTCTTTGCAGAAGAGGTAATACCATTATTAAGAAAATGAAAATAATAATAACAGAAACACAAGAATTAAGTCTTAAATTAAGAAGACGAGGAATTGAACTTGAAAAACTTGACAATATAATTGAGTATCAAACCGAAATACAAAACCCTTGCACATTTGAAGGGCCAGAAGATTATGCTGACTTTTGTATTGGACAAGGTATTAGTTTTTACTATTGTGATGAAGGGTATTGTGATGAAGATGATAATGAAGAACGAAAAGGGCCAACAGAAGAAATGTGGGAGGTAAGAGAGGATGTTGAACTATATGTAGAGAATAAGTTCTATGACTATTTATACGGATTATACGAAGATTCAAATTGCGAATAATGAAAATAATTTTAACAGAAAAACAAGCAGACAGAATATTCAACGACAAAGTTGAATGTGAAAAGTGTGGACACTCTTGGGAAATAGATAAGAGTGACAACCATCCTTATTTATGTCACGATTGTGGTTGGGATCAAAAGAAAAAAGAATACGATAAGAAAAACTTATTTAACTTTTGGAAAAACAAATTGTCAAAAGAACCAATTGAAGAAAAATGGTCTGAAAAGTATAAAAGATCTATTAATTGTAATAACCCTAAAGGTTTTAGTCAGAGAGCTCATTGTCAAGGTAGAAAAAAGAAAAGGTAATAGTTATTTTTTAGATAACTTATATAGATTTAGTTAAACGCAAGAAATGAATGATAGTTATGACTTTTGTATTTTAATTACAACATATGACAGAGGAAATATGTTATATGATTTGATTAATCAAATTGAAAAACAAAAAAATAACTCAAAAATTTTAATTGTCATTTTCGACGACGGGAGCCCCCAAAATTACCAATTTGATAATCAAAATATTAAATACGTTAAGTTTTTCCCAAATCAAGGTAAGAAAAAATATTGGAAAATAGTTAATGTGATGTTTAATTATGTTAGAAATATTAACGCCAACTACTTCATCCAATTACCAGACGATATCCAATTAGTGGATAATTTTTTTGGTATTGTTGTTAACGAATATGAAAAAATCCAAGACCCAAGTAAAATATGTTTAAACATATTAAGTGATAGTAGAATTTATAGACACAATTGGACCAACTTTAACCCAATTGATATGGGAGACTATGTTAAGACACAATGGAATGATATGTGTTACGTATCAACAAAAGAATTCTTCAAGGAACTTAATTATAGTATTGATGAAGTGTCAATGAGTAGATGGAGTAAAAACCCAAATATAAGTTCTGGTGTTGGTCAACAAATATCTATAAAACTACACAATAAAAAAAAATCAATGTATCATACTAAAAGATCTTTAGTTATTCATGGTGATCACGATTCAAAAATGAATTATCATGAAAGACATAATACACCAATCATAACATTATGAAAAAATTAGTTATCAATTTAAAACGAAGAACTGACAGATTAGAACAAATAAATTTACCTTTTGATTATGAAATTTTTGAAGCAACAGATGGTAAAGAAAAATTTAGTGAGTTCGGAAAAATGCAAGGACATATCGGGTGTTGGGATAGTCATAGAAGATTATTTACCGAAGTTAAAGATAAAAACATAGACATGGTAATGGTTCTTGAAGACGATATTGAAGTTTGTGAAGACTTCAACAACAAACTTGAAAAAGTAATGACTGAATTACCTGAAGATTGGGACTTATTATATTTAGGTGGTTGGAATATCGGTGATGTTGAAAAATATTCGGAATCTTTAAATCTAGCAAAAAATGTTTTAACAACACACGCTTTTATCGTTAGAAGTAAGTTTTACGATACCATATTAGAGGGTATTAACTCAAGAAAATGGAAAATAGATATTTTAATTAGTGAAACTCTACCAAAAGGTAATTGTTTTATTTGTAATCCGACAATCGCTTGGCAAAAAGAAGGTTTTAGTGATATTGAAAATAGGGTAACAAATAACATTCATTTGAAATAATTGTGGAGAGAATAAGTATAAATGTTTCATCCTATGGTAGGATAGATAGTTTAGAAAAAACTATTAAATCAATTTATAATCAATGTGATGTGATCAATGTTGCGTTAAATGATAATCACAATAACATCCCTCTATTCTTATATGACACTAAAATAAATTTGTTTTTAACTGATAACTCATTAGGGGACGCATTCAAGTTCATGAACCTAATGAATACTAATGAAGGTTATTTTTTATCGATTGATGATGATCTTATTTATCCTCCTAATTATGTTGAATACATGGTAGGAAAATCAAAAGAATATGGGGATAATAAAGTAATAACGATACACGGTAGAAACTTTAGTAAATTTCCTGTTGGTAGTTATTATAGATCTGCTACTGAAAGATATAGTTGTTTAACCAAAGTTAAGAATGACGTGAAAGTACAATTCGGGGGAACTGGGGTTATGTGTTTCCACTCAAGTTTATTGAAAATTCCTTTGAGTTACTTTAGAGTTGCGAATATGGCGGACGTATGGGTTGGTAAATATTGTATTGAAAATAATATTGAAATAATCTGCGCAAAACACGACGAAGGATATATTGGTTACACTAGACCAACTAGTACTATTTACGATGAACATTCACGAAATGATAGGATCCAAACATTAGTAGCAAATTCAATATACGATAAAAGTATTAAATTAGATTTTGGTAATACTAATATTGTGGAGAATGAGGTTATTCCTGTAAAAACTGACGAAAAACCGATCAAAATTACCCAAACAATTGAAAAATCGGTTAAAACGATTAATTATGACATGGTGAATCAAATATTTAATAACACACCATCTCACAAATCAATCAAACCAAAAACCATAACGGGAAACTCAACACTGAAAACAAACTCATCTATGATTAACAAATTAATATTAAGTAAAAAAAGAAGATGAGTTTATCGGTAATTATACCAACATTTGACTCCGTAGAATTTATAGGTGAGTTAATCACATCAATTCAAAATAATAAATACGATAATGAGTTTGAAATTATGTTTGGTATTGATGGTTGTGAAAAAACTTTGGAGTATGTGAAAACCCAAGAGTTTCCTAAAAATTTCTTCTTCTATCATTTCACTGAAAATGGTGGTCCATATATCATAAAAAATACGTTGTCAGAACTAGCAAGATACGATAAACTATTTTTCTTTGATTCTGATGATATAATGTTAGATACTCTATTAAGTGAGGTTGATAATTCGTTAGATAAATACGATTGTGTGAAACCAAAATTCCTTAACTTCAAAGATTATAAAGGTAACCGAAACTTTAGTAGTGATGGATCACTATATGGTGAAGGTGTCTTTGGTATTAAAAAAGAAATATTTCTTAACATGAATGGATTTGAAGGTTGGAAAGTCGCTGCGGATTCTGATTTCATGGGTAGAATATATAAGTTTAACAAGAAGATAAATCTAACATCGGATGTTTTGTTTCATCGACGACTTCATAATAAAAGTTTAACAAGAAGAAAAGATACGGGATATGCATCACAAATGAGAGCGGATTACTTTAGAATAAGTAAAAATAAAAAAGGAGGAGTTGTATTGGATGAGATGAAAAGGGGGGATTATCAGGTTTTAAATTTAGATACCAACACATTATCTCAATCGGTAGTTCAGATACAAAATGAAGAAATTAATTTAGCAAAAGAGTTAAAAGAAAAAAAACACAAATTGTTAGAAACGATATTCAGTGAAAGAACAAGAAACATACCTGAAAACAAACAACCAAAAACAATCAATTATACACAAGTTAATAAAACAACAAACCACCAAACCAGCTCAGTTATTAATACCGCATTAAAGAAAGCAAAGTTAGATAATCTTAAAAAAAACTTTGGTAGATAGAGATATTTCATTATCTTTGTTTTATGAAACATTACTATAAAACAGGTAGACCAATAATTGATAAAGATATCAAGTTCGTTAAAAGACTCTTGAAAAAAAAACCTATTAAATTTGATGCGGTTTATTGGCATCCTCAAGACATACAATTAAAAATTACAAACATACGAAAATACCAACATCGTTACGGTGGGAGTTTTGTTTACGAGGTTGATGTTAAAGTAATACCCAAAAGAGATAGATGGTACTACCACCATAGTGCTAGGTCTAAAAATAGTAGAATTAGAAGATATAGTAATGAAAAATTATTAATACAAGAATTGGAATTCTTCAATATCAATGACGTAACCATATCAAAGATTGAATATGTTTAGAGTTCTCATATATTTATTGATATGAAATTGTCTTTAACTGAATATCAATATCAAAGAATCCAAGAACGAATTGCATGTGAAAATATATTGGAAGGGATGGTCTTCAAATTATCTTTGATTACTGAAGATGGTAAAACCGAACCTGATATGGAGTGGGATTTTACGGATGTTAAAAAAGATTTAGATTTATCAAAACTTTGGGTTAAAACAAAGGAAGATGCTAAAGAATATCTCTCAATCTTAAGAGAAAAAATTAAAGAATTACCAATAGATCTAAAAAAGAAAATCATTAGATATGTGATGTATTCATTCTTGGGGTTATTGAGTTTAAACCAAATCCAATCATCATTAGAACCAAGACTACAAAAAGCAGTAGAAACGGAAAAACAAGTTTTTGAGCAACCACGAATAAGACAATCGTCTGACGACTTATACAATCATCTAAAGTATGAAGAAGGTTCGATAATAAATAAGGGAGAACCTGTATTAAGAGCATATGATCTTGGTGATGGTGCTTATACTATTGGTTACGGACACGCAATATTTGAAGGTGAGGATGAAGGTTATGAATTCCTACCGTCATATGAAAAAATTGTTCCAAACATAACTAAAATTACTAAAGAACAAGCTGAAACATTATTGAAAGACGACATTAAAATTGCGGAAGGAATTGTTAATGAATTTTTGAATGATTGGGAAAAACAAGGTATTAAACCAAAACTTACTCAAGGTATGTATAATACTTTAATATCAATGACGTACAATATGGGGCGTGGTATAAGAAAGGCTGATTTTATACAGGCGATTAAACGAGGTGATCTTGAATTAGCAAAAGAACAAATTGCGCAGACAAGTAATCACATGTTTAAGAAATTTCCTGGGTTAGAAAAAAGAAGAGCTAAAGAGGCACAAATGTTTGCGTAATGGATCAAGAAAAAATATTAAAATTATTCAAAAGATTTGCTGGGGATGAAATTGATCTTCACGGGTTAAAATGTATTCCTACCATAGTTGGTGAAAAAATTGTTGATAGATATTCCAAACCTTATTATCCTATTGGATTTAAAATAGAAAACCCAAACGATGTTTCTTATTTCTGGGCAATAGTTGATGACGATATTTTAGATATTCTAACTGAGTTTGAAGATTATGTCGGTATTAAATTAGATACTCATATATTATGGGACGAACAACCAAAATTTTATCTTAACGAAAAGGTAAAAAATCAAATTCAAAATGTATTTGATTCTATTAGAGAAATCAAATTTACAACAGGAACTCCGTTTATTGGACACAAACGATGGATTATCCAAATAGAATCTATTGGGTTAAAAACCAGACATTACGATGCAGAGTCGTATTATATTGACAATACCGTTGTCCCAATATCTGCCACAAAAGATGGTGAAAATGTTGATGTTAATGAGGCAATAAATACATATATTGATGATTTCTTAGCTCATTATGCGGAACCATATTATGAAACTGAAGAATATTACGAAGATGTTGATGGAGTGATTGCACAATACCCACTTTTAAATGCTGACTATGTTGCAACTTACTACGATACCAAATTTATACGGTAATGTTAACACAATATTAACTCATTTACCATTTTGTTAAGGTTCTTTTTTTAGTGTGATTTTAGATTTTTTACTACTATCTATTGGTAGAATAAAATTTAAAATTAAAAAGATGAAACAAATTTACTTAACAATTTTCTCGGTTTTGATGACATTTATGTCTTTCTCTCAAAACCAATTTTGGACACCAACAGATTACAGAGGTGCGTTTCCTGTAACGGACAACACACCATCAACAGATTGGACATATGGTTGGTCTAATTGGGATCCACAAAACACAGTTTATCCAACGACACAAACAACTGTAAATTCAGACATCACAACAAACACAACTTGGTCAGGAGTAATCAAACTCCAAAACAAAGTTTACGTTAAGAACGGAGCGACTTTAACTATTTTACCAGGAACAATTATCAGAGGTGATTTTGCAACTCAAGGAACCTTGATCGTTACAAGAGGTTCTAAACTCGTTGCGGACGGAGAACAATTTAATCCAATCGTATTTACATCTAACAAACCAATTGCGGAAAGAACTGAAGGTGATTGGGGTGGTGTTATTATCTTAGGAAACGCCATTAACAATCAACCTGGTGGTGTTGCAAACATTGAAGGGCTTGCACCAACAAATTTCACACAACATGGAGGAACAAATGATAATGATGACTCAGGTGTAATTAGATTTGTGCGTATTGAGTTTGCAGGTATTGCACTTGAACCAAACAAAGAAATCAACGGACTTACTTTTGGTTCAGTAGGTAATCAAACGTTAGTTGACTACGTACAAGTAAGTCACTGTGGTGACGACTCTTTTGAATGGTTCGGAGGGACTGTGAACTGTAAACACTTAATTGCTTATTCATCAGTTGATGATGACTTTGATACTGACTTTGGATACAGAGGAAAGGTTCAATTTGGTTTAGCGATTAGAAATGAAAATTTTTCAGACGCTGCTGGCGACTCAAATTGTTTCGAATCGGATAATGACGCGCAGGGTAGTGTGGTACAACCATTGACGGCACCTATTTTTTCTAACTTCACTATAATTGGCGCTAAAGGCGACGGGACGGTTTCCCTACCAATTGGTGAAAAATTTGAAAAGGCTTTCAGATTAAGAAGAAATACCGCAACTTCTGTTTTCAACACTATTGTTACTGGATGGGAAAAAGGA